CGAAACGCCTTTGCAGTAGGCGCACCCGCCTCCCCCGGTTTACGCATACGCTCGCCAGAGCCAGCCTTGATGCGCTCCTGCTTGGCGAGGATGTTTGCGTACAGACCGGCCTTTCTCATGTGTAGGTGCTGAACAGGCCGACAACGCGGCAGTTGGAGTTACCCGAGCAGGTGGCGGTGATTGCGCCCTTGCTCGCCACCTCAAGCGGAATCACATACACGCCAGCAGCCTGCGTAGCGGGGATGCGTACCAGTTCGGTACCGTTGTCACTCACTACAACAGTCGCTTCGGTGTTGCTGGCGACGTTGACCACGACGCTGTGGATGTATGCGCCCGCAGCAGCAAACGTCGTCGTAGAGGTTGCGGCCACTGCAACGTAGTTGTTGCGCACTGGACTAATCGCCGTCATATCCTTGCCCTCCTGCTCACCGTGCGGTCATGCACTGCCCACATATCGTTGAGCGTCACTGTATTGCCCGGCCCGACCATGAGCGGCTTTGGCTCCAAAGTCGGGGTCTTGTCAGCCTGCTCGGCGTATGATACCGCAAGCATACGGAAAGCGTCACTAGGGTGTGATGTCCAGTCGTGGCGCGGGGACTGGCGGTATGCCTTCTTATCCTCATCGTACTCGCGCTGGTACTGGCGCAGCGCCTCAATGCCCTCGCGGCAGCGTTCTGCGTCGAACCACACTTGCGGCAGGATCAACCGAACCGCTTGGATGCCACTTTGCACGCCGATGTCGGGCACCACGGCCAGTTTGGCGATGTCCAGATGGGCGGCCAACTGCTCCACGATGCTTTTGCCCGTCTGCAGGCTCTTGGCCCGGGCGTCGTGCGGTAGGTAGTGTCGAGCGTACTTGTACGGCTTGCCCGTAACCACGTCCCCGCGCCCGAGTTGGTAGAACCACACCGCCGTATCGTCGCGGTAACCCAAGTCCCATGCCGTAAACACAGGCAGTCCGGTGTCGTGCGGGACATGGCAGATGCGCCCTTGATCCTGCGCCTCGCGCATTTCCTTGCCAAAGAACGCGCCTTGGATGGCTGCCTCAAAACTGCACTCGTACTCTTGCAGGTATTGATCCTCGGCCAACTGCGCCCGGGCGGCGGCTAGTTCTGTCGCCGGGAGAATCCCGCTGGATGTGGCGGGCAGGCGCAACAGGAACCACTCGCCAGGGATACGAGTGGCGGTTTCGTAAATCTCCCAAAACTGGTTCTTGCCCTTGGGCGTACCGCCAAACACCGCCCACCCCTGCTTGTCTGACAGGGCAGGGCGTATGACGTTCCCAAATACGCTGGGCTTAAAGTCACCGTATTCGTCCATGTATACGCCCGAGAACCCCAGTCCGCGCATATTGTCTGCGGTTTCGGCCCCGTACAGCCGTATCTGGCTGCCGTTGATGAGGGTGATGGTCAGTTCCTGCTCGTTGACCGATTGAGTTATAGGGTGTGCGCCGTCCTTAAAATACTGCCAAGCAATTGCCTTGGCCTGCGACCTGTACGGACTGACGTATCCGAACAGCCCGTAAGGCCCTTGGTACATCGCAGCAGCGCGGATCATGTCGTTCACGGCGGCAACGGTCTTACCTGCGCGGCGGTGTGCGACAAGGCAGGCCCAGCGTTTAGTGCGCTCATGGAACGGCATGAACGCCTTGCGTGGGCGGTAAGGCAGGATTATTCGGGAGCCATCCATCCGATCTGTACCTTGACCGGGCCGTTGTCCTTGCCTGTGATCTCTTGGCGGGCGAGTTTGGGAACGTGGTATTCCAGCAGGGTGCTGAAACACTCAAAGGCAGCCTGTGGCCCCTTCTCCTCTGCGATCTGATCTAGCCACCCTTGTAAGCGGTCTGCATTGCCGTCTACGAACCGTGCAATAGCCTCTCGTGCCACGGCGGTGGACTTGTTTGGGCTACCTTTAGGTCGTCCTGCTGGCATAGCGTTGTGAATATATGGCTATTGTTTATTCCGTGCAACAATCGTTTGAGATAGCCACCGCGTACATTGATGCAGAGGCGGTGGGCGTCTTACTCTCGTTTAAGAATCTTGACCTTCTTTTCCTCGCCGGGGAACACGACAAAGTTGCGTGTGCCGCTGCCGCCTTGGCCTCGGCTGCCTGCGTCTAGGTATCGGATGCCGGGGATGCCTTTTGATTTCAGATACTCTGACGCGGCTGCTTTGTTGCCTTCACCCATCAAAGACGTTAGTTCATTGATCAAATCTACGCCTGCCATGCTTTTACCATGTGCGTACATTTTTTCGCCGCTAGACAATGGCACAGCAAAATACCCTTCTGTAACGCCGAGTGTTTTCTTCACAAAGTCGCTTTGCTCACTTAACGGCTTATCCCAATCCAGCATCCGATCTACCAGTTCGTCGGGTAGGTCGGCGGTGTAGAGGTTGCCGGGGCTGTCAACAACCCCTTGCCGTTGCGCCATCAATTCATCATAGCGTTTAGCGGCGTTGCGGCCTGCGTCAGTTTTGTATTTCCGATATTGACCGGCAATTTCATCCTGACCCATGATTTTCGCCAACTGGCTCATTTCGTCATTCATGGCTTTAATTGCGCCCATGTCTTTCACGCCTTTCGCGTAGCCTTTTGCTACATCTGGCGACTCTGCGACATAGATGCCATGCCCATACGCCTGTGCGCCCTCACCCGTGCCAATCTTGCTGGCGTTAAAAGCACCCAACGGGTTGCCCGTTCGTCCTAACGCTGTTTTTTCTACAACGTAAAAACTATCTGGCTGGCTTTTACCTTCGCTCAAACGCACAACGCTTTTGCCTAATCGTTTCGCTTCCGCAATAGCCGCATCAACGCCTTTTGCGTCTCCCGCAAAAACCGGAGTTGGCGGCGTGTAAACGTCAGCGGTAGACAACGTAGACCGCTTAATTTCGTTTTCCAACCCGCTTTGCGTAAACTGTCGCGCAAATTCAGGGTCGCCCGTCCAGTAATTGCCGCCCTTATTTGCCGTATTTTCGCCACGGTAAACGGTTAGCGTTTCTTCAGGTTCAAAACGGTGCGGGCTACCGTGGTAAACGTCAATTTCGGCCATTGGCGGCTTACCGCGCATAGGGCCAAGCATCTCGCCTACCACTTCGCCTGCGCCTAACGGGCCGCTCATGGCTTTATCGGCGGTGTAGCGCAATGCGTCAGCAAGTACGGACGGGTCGCGCACAATGCCTTTGACGCCCTCGTATGCGCCTTTAACGGTGCCTACGGGGTCGGTGATCAGCCCCTTGACGCCCTCCATCTGATTGACGATGCCTTGACCGATACCCGATGACAGGTTCTCAAGGTCGGTGCGTAGGTTCCTGCGAGCCGGTTGGGCGGGCGGCAGGTTGCCCACGGTCGGCACGGATTCCATCATGCGCCGTCGTTGCTGCTCATAGGCAAGTGCTGCGGCTAGGCGCTGACGGTCAACGGCCATTACTTATTCCTCGCGCTAATGGCTCGTGCCTTGGCCTTCGCGTCCTCCTTGCTGGACGCGCCCCACGCCTTCAGCGCAAGGGCTAGGCGAGTAGGCTCGCCGTTCTTTGCCATCGGCCCCGGCATATTGCCCATACGGGCCAAGAAAGAGGCTCGGCGTGGGTTGTCGCCTGACTTCACAGGGGGCTTGAGCGTCCCGCCTGTTTCGGCCTTGTACGAGGCACGCCCCTTGGCGTTCAGCCCGCCTTTCGGGTTCTTGCCCTCGCTGCGTGTCCACGCGGCTGTCATTTGTTTTCTTTCTTGGCCGTCTTGGCGCTTTCACGGAACGCCTTGGCTGTCGGTGCGCCGGGTTGGCCGGGCTTACGCATACGCTCGCCCGAACCGGCTTTGATGCGTTCCTGTTTAGCGAGAATGTTGGCGTATAGCCCTGCCTTTCTCATTTGAAACGCTCCAACTTGTACAGAAGGGAGGCGATCTCGCCCACGATCTCGTCAATGATGTTCTGCAAATCGGTGTCAGTCGGCAGGTCTTTGCGGATGCCCTTGACGAACGTCAGCAGGCTGTTGGCGTACTTGGCCGCATCGGTCTGTACCTTAAACCCTTCGGGGTAATCGGCCAGCGGGATGATCCCGTAGTGGCCTTGATAGGCTTCCGCGTACTTGTCAGCCAAGTCCACGATGTTTTCGTAGTAATGCCCGAGTGCCTTGTGGGCGGCATAACTGGCCGTCTGCAAATGCAGAAAATGCGTGGCCGTGCTGCTGTGTAGCAATACGCCTACAAATTCGGCGGCGTCTTTGTGGCTCATTGCGGCGTTAGCCTCAAGG